ACATATAGATACTTGTTGTCACTGCTACCTGAGCCTACAAATACACGGACACCGCCTATCTTTCTTTCGCCATACACCACTGGTATTCTGGCCACATTGGATTGTTTATTGACCGTGATACCTTGTAAGCTGGCTTCAAAGTTTTCACCACCTGAGAAACTGGGTGTGTCAAAGCTCATACCAAAGAAGCCCAAGAAGCCTGATGCTATGTTAGTGATACCTTTGATTATGCTACGACCAATATCAACTATGCCTTTGATTATCTTTTTTGGTATGTCTATGATTTTTTTTATTGGATTACCACCGCCCATTACAATTCCCTTCTATAATTTACCGTATTTAACTGATAACCCATCCTGTTAAACACACGATTCAAGTATCTTTCTTGTCCTGGCTGTTGCATATAGCTGACCACAACACTACGGGCACCTCTATTCTTGGCCCACATCTCAAATGCTGTTATCAACATCTTACCAAAATTCTTACGACCATATTGTCCATCGTGATTATTCACAAACCAGTGATATATCACCGCCTCTGGCTTATAAGTCATATACAAGTTGCTGAGACCACCTGTTATGTAACCAAAAGGTATGTCAGTTTCATCTACCAACACATAGTTGAATCTATCACCCCTGCCAAGGCTGTCAAATATGAAGCTCTCACAATAGTCAGGTGAGAAACCTTCAGTTGTGTGAAATATCTGCTCATATTCTAACTCCCCCAAGCACACACAATGAGGTATGTCGTGTAGCTCAGCTGGCCTTAGTTGTGTTAAGATCTTGGGCCCCAATGTATGTCTCCTATCATTGCTGAAGCATACTGAAAACCCTTGTCACCACTAAACAACACCGTGCTGTTGTATTTCTTTGTGGCTCGCTGTGATGTTGTGTTGGTTATCCTGCCTTGCTTCTGCTCAAAGTTGGCCCAATGTGTGGCCACACTAACAGAGACCGTTGAGTTGTTTTCTGCCTCGTTAAAATTCCAATTACGGATCAAACCGTCAAATAGTGTGAATGTGCGATTGCTGTCAAATGTGTCACCATCAAAGTATGATCTGTATATCACCACCCGCTTATTCACTATGTTGTAGTTGATAAGGTCATCTACCAAAGTAGTATCAACTCCTGAAAGACTTAGATTGATGGCATTCACCCTTATCTGTGTGGTTTCTGTGGTTGATCCAAATGTCAAAAAATCTCCAACAGCTGAATATGTGTTGGTGCCTGAGTCTGGTGCTGTGGCACTATCATAAGTTATATCCGTGAAGTTGTCCGTGAAATATAATGCCGTGTCCAAATGCACCTCTACCAAATGGCACACCCTTACAGCATCTAATTCTAAACTGCCCGTCTCATCGCCTTTATAAAGGTCATTATTATTAAATCTGGCCATTATATCGCCTCAAAAAATTTAAATTTTAGATCACTGAATAGATCTGGGCCTGTCTCATAGCTAAATTCATTACCATCTAATCTCACCAGCATTTCAAAGTTTGTTTTTGACTCAATGGTATGTGTGTTATCAACCACTGCTACCAAACCTGGCTCAAATGTCAATGTGGTGCCTGAAACATCTGTGACCATATATGCTTTAGAGTGATTTGAAAACTTGATCATATCACCAATACCAAATTCGTTGCTACCTGTGGTTGTGACTGATCTACCTCCCACACTATTACCAGTTGCGATTGATTCTGAGGCTGATTGTGTGCCTGATACCCGCTGTAGATTGTAAGGTGCTATTGTGAATGTGTTGTAAGCACCCCTCTGTTTGATGATGAAGCCATATATGGCCCTCAATTCTGATTCTGTCAATGGTGGTAATTCAATCTGTCCTGACCAAAATTGTCCGCCAAAACTTCTAACCTGTGATCTACCTGATATGCTGGTTGTGACCACGGTTGATTGGTTTGATTGTAAGCCTATGGCTCGTATATCTACACCTGAGGGTAGTATGCTTTCAAAATCTGCTGGCATTATGCTGTCAAACTCCTTCTGCCGCCATCATTTACGGCTTCATTTACTATACTTACTATGGTGTCTCTCTGCTCAGCCAAAGCACCCGTGAAACTCTGGGCATCTATGGCATCTACTCTGAAATTCACCACTACTGATTTGCCTTGTAGCCTATCATTGGGTATTATGCTACCATTCTGGCTTGGACTGAATAACTCTGGTCCTTGCTCACCAACAATGTAGCTCTCACCTTCTCTAACTGGACCACCAAATCTCCTTGGTGTGAATTGCTGTGATCTAATAGCACTAACTTGTGCTAAACCTGAGGCCAACACGGCACCACCAACCAATAAACTGATTGGGAATGGATAATCTCTAAGTGCTCTTGCGACACCACCAAAAGTCTCCATCGTTGCCTGTGCTATCTGGTATGCCTTGTAAGCCTCAAATGCCTTCTTGTTGATTTTGGCCATATTTTCAAGTGCTTCAAGACCTTTCTTCTTAGCAAATTCAGTCTTGTCTCTCTCGTATAATTCTCTGTCTTCTGCTTCTTTACGAGCAGTCTCACTTTTGACACCAGCCGCTTCTAATTCTTCTTGTATAGTGCCTACTCTGTATTGTTTTTCAGCTTCTGCTATGGCTTTGAGTTTCTTTCTCTCTAATGCTTCAGTTAATCTGGCATACTGGACAGCAGTGAGATAACCATCTTGATAGCTCTTTTCAATTATTCTCTGTCTGTTGGCATATTCTAACTCCAATTTACGAGTTGAGTCACCCAATATCTCAGCGAATAGTGTAGCGGCCTCCATTTGTTTGGCCATATCATCTTGGACGGCCTTCTCTATGATGGCCATTCGTTTGTTGATGGCTTCAAATAAGATTCTGGTCTTCTGTTTCTCAATGGCTTTGTATAATTCTCTTCTGTCAATCAGCTTGCCTGCTTCGCTCTTGTCTGAGGCATTGATCACCGCTTCTTGTGAAGACTTAAAGTCTTCAAGTATCTTGAGCTGTTTGTTTTTCTCGTGGTCAATGGCTTCAGTTTCACTCAACAAGCTCTCTTGTAAGCTCTCAAATGCTTTCTTGTTGTTGTCTGCTTTTCTCAACAACTTCTCATTTTCAAGCTGTTTTTCTTTTTCATCTTGGTCAATTTTGGCTTTATTGGCATCAAGCTCTGCCTGTATCTCTAAGGCCAATTCTTGCTGTAGTAATTCTTTTCTTCTCTCTATGATCTTGTTGATCATTTCAAGATCTTGTTTGTTTGCCTTCTTGCTCTGACCAGATCTTTTTGCTATTCTATCTCTGTATTCTGCTTCTAATTCATTAAGCTCATCTAACTCACCTCTGATAGTGGCAAGATCTTGTGGTAAGTCTCCTTCAAGGCTCACACCTGTAAGATCACCTTTAAATTCTCTAAATTTTCTGATAAGGTAAGCAAGGGCACCACCAAATGCCGCGATTGATCCAAATATTATGTTTCTTTTTGTTGTGTTATTGAATATGACCATACCAGCATTTAGGCCTGCCAGTGCTGTGGTCATTGATATGAATGCTGTGGCTATCTTGTAAGACAATAGTGTGGCGAAAGCACCAGTGACTATGTCTATGTTAGTGACCAAGAAAGCGATGGCATTAGCAGTGCCTCTTATTGCGGCACCCAAAGCATCACCTATGGCTCTCGCAGTTTCCCTGCTATTCATAGCAAAATCTTTTATTCTTTTGGCCACATCTGTCAGTGCTCCAGCGAAACCACCTTCACCTATGGCTACAGCCACTTCAGCAAGGGCATCTCTCATATTTGATATGGCACCCGTTAATGTAGCTGATCTGGCCGCTATAGCACCAGCAAAATCCACTTCTCCAACTTGTGTCAAGAAACCTACTATGCTCTGTGAGTCATTGTCAATCTGTTGTGTTATACCTCTAAATGATACTCTTAATTTGTCACCTTCAGTCCTTACCTTGATACCCAGTTGTTTAAGCATTTCAAATTCACCTGTTGTGGCATTGAATACTGCTCTCGCAACATCATCTAATCTTTTGCCCATACCAGCCGCAATATTACCAATCTGCTCCATCATCTTCTCTGTTGGCTGTAAGCCAGCATTTCTAAGTGTGATGAATGCTGTTGATACTTCGTCTAACTGAAAGGTCGTTTTGGCCGTGAATTTACGGAGCATTTCAAAGCTCTTGGCCGCCTGCTCTGTTGATCCTTCAACCGTTACCAATGTGGCTTTTAGGTCTTCAAAGGTCCTAATGGTATTGACTACACTTCTAACAACCGCAAAACCTCCAAGTGCCGCACCCACTTTCAAGAGTGTGCTCTGTAAGCCACCCATTGTGGTATTCAATCTTTTACCAGATTGATTTAATCTTTGGACACTTTTTTGGGCAGAGTTAAAGGCACCTTTGGTGTTATCTCTTGCGGTTATATCTATTTGTAGTCGCTCTGTCATTGGCCTTCTTCTCTCTATCGTTTTTTATCTTAAGAAATGCAAACCATCCCTTAAATTCTAACTGGGACATTTCTAATACTGACTCTACACTTGTTTTGAGATAATCAGCAAGGGAGTATATGCTATACATATCTCCGTCCCCTATTAGTTTTTTTCAATCTCCTCTAATGACATATCACTGGCCGTGTTTAATGCAGTAGCGATTCTTATTATTATTTGAGGATCTACTTCATTCAAGAGTGCTGACCTGTCACCAATTGAAAACAATCTCTCGCCATCTTTGTCCAATGCCTTCAAGATTATGGTTTCAACCAATGCTTCATCACTCTTACCCTGCTGTGTGAGAGCCATTATCTTTGATTCAGTTTTCATTGAAGCGATAGATCTGTAGTAAATATCTACTCCCCATTCTTCAATGTGTAGTTTGTGTAACTTCCCGCTTAATTTGTCTTTGAAGTGAGCGGTCGCTTTCTTCATTACCGTGTTAGTCATCGTGCTAATCTCCTTGTATTAAAATACCCCTTCACTCTACGGGCAGTTGGTTTCAAGATCCCTGAAGGTGCTTGTTTGGATCTTCCCTTGTTTAACTGCTCAATGTAAGGCACATCATTTGATATGATTAACCCTCTATCGTCAGTGGTCCAAGACTTTCTTGCCCTGCCAGATCTTATTGGAGTCTCCTCCTTTACGATCTGTAATGCTCGCTTACTAATATCACGGACGATCTGATCAACAGCCCGCTGAAGACCAGATAGATCCGCTTTACCTTTAATACGAGCCTGTATCATTTGTTATGCGATTTGAGCAAATGTCAAATCACCTGTGCCTTGTGCCGCGAAGCTGGCTTCAACAACACCATCTACTGAAGATGATATTGAGAAAGATGTAATGATACAACTACCTGAGATTTTAGTATTGTTTGAAGATGCCGCATCGCCTGAAGGGTAAGCTTCAAATGTTGCGATAGATTCTTCACCTGTCTTAGATACTAATTCGTCAAGTTTTTCTTGGACCGTGTTAGTGCCGTCAAAATATACATCACCAGAGATTGTGAATGTGTGTAATCCTGGTTTGTATTCTCTTGCTCCACCTGAGCCCATATTTGTTATTTCAACCGTGTCTTGTGTTTGCTCAATACTGAATGATCTTAGGTTACCAATTGCAGTTAATGATAAACTATCATCTGTGTCAGCAAGTTTAAGAGCACCGTCAAAGCCTGTAAATGTAGCCATTGTAGTTTTCTCCTTTAATTGTCATCTGAAGAATCTGATTCTTCAGTGTTTTCTATGGTTTTGCCTAAGTCAATATTGATTGGCTCACCATCATTGAATGGTGAATCAACCTCTATTTCTTCTGTTTCAACCTTGACTTTGGCTTTACGAGGTTTCGCAGAAGCAGTTGGCTCAGATCCAGAAGGAGTCCAGCTCCAACCTTCTTCAGAGACCAATTTTTTCGCTTGAGTCAGACTACAAGCAAAATCTTTTCCGTCTTTATAAACTATTCTAAGTCCCATTATACGACTCCTTTAGTGTATTTATATAATACCTTAAATGTTATATCAACCTGACCTATTGGATAAGTTGTGCCGTCATCCACTGCCACGGTGGTCACATAACTATTAAAGGCTTTTGAATTTCGTGTGCGATCTTCTTCTAACTTCTCGCATATGGCTTCCGTGATGGCATTTCTTTGTGTGTCTATGTTGTTGTTTATGGTTGTGGCTGAGCTTGATGCCCTCACATAAGCGGTGATGGTATAGTCTATTTCTCCAAACCTTAGGTCTCGCATAGTCTCATCACTACGGCTTTCCGTCGTAGTCCGCACCATAATACAGGGGTATTGCTCTATTGAAATATCTGTTGTGTTTATTGGGTTTCTTGACACCAACTTCACTTCAGGCACCGTGATGCCTTGTAGATCTGTGACTATGTCTATGGCTATATCTTCTCTCAAGCTCATAGAATTACCTCACTAATCTACCAAAGTGCTCTGGTTGTTTCTCTGAATCTTCTACCGTGCCGTCATTGTCAAAATCGTATTCAACACCATCCTGTAAGATAAGATCAAATTCTTCTCTGAATTTGCTTCTATAAAAGTCAATCATCATTCTGAAACGATCTGGCTCAGCACCGTGTTGTGTCAATCTTGGTAATATGTAGTAAGCCAAGCAGTGAAACACTGCCGCTCTCTTGAATTGTGAGGCTTCAATTTTTGTGGTGTCCATCTCAAGATTGGTTGTGGCAAACAGGTTTCTTGATGAATAACTCCTGCTGACCTTGGCCCACCATTCAATTCTCAATAATCTGTTTATGTCGTCAGTGGTCTTGGTGTGAAGATCACTAAAATCTATAATGCCAAACTCTTTGATGGTTGGCTCATATTCTAATAAATCTGTGTCTGTAGCATAGTTGCTCATTGGGTGCCTCCTGGTTTAGCATTTGGGCGGATCCAGTCTCCCATCACCGCCCAAATTCTGTTATGAATCTTGATCAAACTAATATTAGTCTGTAGCAGATCCAACTAATTTAACACCGTGTGAGTTTTGAAGGATCGCTTGACCTTTAACCACACTCATCATAACATCAGTAGCTCTTTTTGCCACTTGATATTGTGATTGCATATTGATTGTGCCTCTTTGAGCATAACCAATAGCTGTTGGTGAAAATACTGCACCTACGGCATTTAGCTCTGTGTCAGTGTCTGTGTCTAAGTCTTGTTTCACAAGAGAAGATTCATATACTGCACATCCAGCCAATGAGCCAATGTAGTATTGTCTTAGGATTGAATTACCAACTTCAGTTGATGTTAAGTTAGCACCGCCTGTTGTTGCCAATTCTTTCTTAAGTTGTAGAGCTTGTCTTGGTGATATTACAGCCGCTAATGGACCTACCACTTTTGCCGCTCTTAGTGTTTGCACCGCAGTGAAAAGATTATCAACCGTGATAGCTGAGTCTTCTGTGCCTACAGATGCTGAGAATGAATTGAATAATCCAAAAACATCAGTGTCAATTTTCTCTGCGATAGCCGCTCCAGCATTGAAGCCTAAGTCAGCCATTACATCTCTCTCAGATGAGTCTCTTAACATATCAGACACATCAAAGTATGTGCCAATTTCTGCTAATGTAATATCAACTGAAGTAGTTGCTGTGCCTAATGATGAAGGTGCTGTGCCTTCTGTTAGTGAAGCCGCTGATACACTTGCCCAGATTGGCACTTGCATCACTTTACCAGCTCCAGCAGGGTAACTGAATTGAGTTACTAAATTTCTTGAGACACTATTTTCGTATGCGGCGAATTGAGCATCTGCAAGGAGTTTCGTAAATAATCCAGCATTTGTTGAAGTATCGTTTTGAGCCATTTTATTTCTCCTTTATGGTCATTGTTTAATAAGTGGATCTTTGCTTGGTCAGATAATCCTGATAGATCTTTCTATCAGAGGCCTTGCTCATATCCAATTTAGTTATATCAAACTTTTCACCGCTACCAGCATTACCAACTTTTGATTCACCACCTGATCCTGTTGGACCAGCGGCCACGAAATGTTGATTCGCTGTTAAAAATTCTTTAACCAAACCATCAATGCCAAAATGTGATCCATCTTCCGCATATCTGGTCTGACCTGATTTGGGATCAACAACTTCAACCTCGCCAGTTTCATTTAACTTGACTTGGTCTTTCAACAACTGAGCCACTTGGTTTGGATTCACAGCACGGTTTTTGGCCGCAATATCAACCAAACTGCCATCAACTTTGATGGTCTTGACTTGAGTCATAAGTTGGTTAATTTGACCATCTTTTTTCTCAATGGTTTCTTTAAGCAACTTCTCAAACTCGCCCTTGGCTTTCAGTTTGTCTTGTCTCTCCTTTTCAGCCTTTTGTGACAATTCGTTGTAGTATTCTGGGTCTATGCCTTCATACTTTTTTTCAAACTTTCTTCGCTCTCTGGCGATTCTGTCTGCTACGACTTTGTCCAAGTCAGCCTGTGTAAAAGTCTTCTCCTCAGTGTAAGATTCTGTGTTATCCACAGCATCTATTTGAGCCTGAGTTGGCTCTGTGTTTTTCATTTCCGTTTCACTCATCGTATAATCCTCCTTTAAGATTTGAGTCATCTCCAATAGTTACTATTGTGATATACATATTTAGTCCTTGTGAGGCCCTTTGCGGGCTTGATCAAGGTTTTTCTTGCTTTGTTGTATTATGATTGGCACTGGTGCCTGTCTGTATCCACCCTTGGTGTGTTTGGGGTGGCTCCAAAAGTAGATACAATTCTTGAGATTGTTATCTGCTTCAAATTCCTGTATCAATTGGTCTAAAAGATCCGCATCATTAGGGGCATTGAGGTATATGACGGCATCATAGTAGTCATCATTCCAATACATATCCAAACGATGTATCATACTATGGTTATAAGGCTCAAACCTCACACGACCCAGTTTGAAGCTTTCAAGGCTCCAAGGACACACCTGCTCAATTGAGCAGAAGTATTCATACCAATTGATCATTTAACCTCTTGATCTTTTTTTATAACCTGAGGCCTTGACAGCACGGCCTTGTCGCTCTGCTTGAGCCCGTGTCTTATAAATTTTACCTGATTGACCCCATCTGTAGCCACCTTTTACTCGTTTAACTGGCATCTTTTTACCTCATTTTCTCTAAGATTAATTCAAATGTGGCTGATATTGATGATGTGGCACTTGATTTGGCCTGCACTTCAATGTCAGTCATCTCTGGTATCAGTATGGGTGCCGCAAAGTTTTTCTCTAAGAAACCACCTCTTGTGGTCAAAAATGCTTTGGTATTCCACACATTGCCATTTGAAATTTGTCTTGTGATAAATCTAATTTCATTTTCTAAATCTTTTGATGATCCTATGTCCAATTGCACCACATAACCCTGATAGTTTTTGGGTATGGTGTATATGGCCATCAAAGTCTGTCCAAATGAAGGTTGTAATTGGGCCACTGCTTTTGAATCCACTGTGACTGTGACAGTGCCTGAATTGGTGTTGCTTGTTGTGGATGTTTTCAACTGTGCTCTAAACACTCTTGACCAAGTCACAGTGCCTGCGGCACCACCTATCTCAAGTGTTTCTTCAGCCAGCTCATAGTTTTGATCTAAACCTGTGATCAACACTGTGCCACCATTGTCATCGCCTGTGTCTGTGGATGTTACCACTGCCGTGCCCACGGTTGAAATGTATTCATAAACACTTCCGCCATCCCATACAGTTTCATATGATGTGCCCACACTTGAATTGTAACCAAATTTGTTTTCTGTGCTCCAAATATCACCAGCCTCTCTGACTGCTGTGATACCATATGGCAAATCAATGCCTGATCTTGCTGTGGCCATTATGCTTGTCCCTCATTGTTGTTAAAAAGTTGTGTTAATTCTGGATGTGCTTGGATAATCTGGTCTTTGCTCATACCTGATTTAATCATCTCCATCATATGCTCTACCAAATCTTCTGCAGAATCCACTGGGTCGTGCTCAATTTGGTTTGGTCGTTGCTCCATCTCCATCTCTGAAGAATCTTGTTGATGCTCTTTTATCTCAGCCAATCTGTCCTCATCTTTGACCAATGCTGATGCCAGCATATTGTCAATCTCTTTCAGTAGCTCTGGATTCTGTGGTGCCACTTCTTTGGCCGTTTTCAACATCTGTATGGTGTTTGCTTTGTCGTGTATGTTGAATGAATCTGGATAATCAATGAGCAGATCTGTTGTGTCAATGCCTTGGTATGCGGCATATAGATCCCATATCTTCTCTTCTGCCAATTCAAGATTGTCCGCTTTCTGGCTCAATCTGGCATTCAACAATTGAAATTCTGTCTCAAGTGCTATACCTGACATTTGTGTTGATACCGTTGATCTTGTGCCGCCCATATTGGCCATCCTGTTGATTGAATCAATCTTTTTCTCAATTGATTCTAATATCTGTGATATGCCTGATCCGTTTGGCTCAAGCAAGAATGGTTTTAGATTTGGGTCTATGTCATCTGGTAAATCAATAATGGCACCCGCTCCCGCTGATGCTCTGGTTGTTGTGGTCTTCACCAGTGAAGGGTGATTTGATATTCTGATCAGTTGCTCTAACTCTGATAATTCGTTGTATATGGCCCTTTGCATATCTGCTAAATCGCTAATGTCTGATATGCCAATGCCTTTTGTGGTGCTACGACCAGCATACACACAAACAAAAGGCACACGGCCTATGCTGTTTGGTATCTCATCTACCAATTCAGCTGATTCTTTTGAATCTTTGTCTGTGAGTTTTTGATATATCCTTGTGCTTTCTGGTGTAATAGTCCTAAAGTAAGCACCTGTCTCATCAATACCGTCTAATATGGTAATCTCTACCAATTCATACACACCTGATGGCCGTCTCATATACTTCCAGTCTAACACATTTTCTGGAGTATAAAGACTCAGGTAAGGCCTGATGCCTTGCTGTAATTCTTCTGCCCTTGTTGATACTATCACCTTGGGCTTATCAACTGCCACCCAGCAATGTCCATACACACTTGAATATGTGCTAACATCTCTCATAAAGGCATCAAATGATCTGCCGTCCAGGTCAGCATCTTTGTAGAAGTTGTCTATGTTTGGGTCAGATGCCAAAGCACCATATTCCCTCTTGGGTGGTTGCCTGAATAAGAAACTATTGTAAGTTTCTACCACTGATTTACAATGGTTATCCAGGGCCACATTCTTAATTCTGTTGTGATATTCATCGTCAGACTCCATCACATACTTGGTAAGATACATACCAGCACGAAAGTCATTGCCCCCGTTGTATGAGTCTGAGTAGTAAGTCCATCTCCTTATGTTTTTCTTCCAGTGTGAATGGACGGGCAAACCAAAGTATTCTATTCTATATTCTATATCAAAAGCATCGTAGATCTGTGACATTGTGTCTCCTTATTGAGTCATCATATTAAAGGTTTGCGGTATATTTGTATTTATTTCAAAACTTCTACGGATTGGGTATAGATATTCCACAAGATAACCAACCGCATCCGCCATATGCGACAAGTTTTCTGAATCATCTGGCTGACTTGTGCCAGGTTTGTAAATCATCCTACTCAAGCTCTTTATAACCGCTTTACAATTTGGTGTGACCCAAATTCGCTGTGTGCCATCAGCACTCTTAAGGGCACTATTGACAGCATTGATCCTGTCTCTCACCGCTGGGTTTTTTGGTCTCGTGTAGCAAGTGAAACCAGCATTCTGTAGTATGCTTAGGTCCGTCCTGCCACCAGCACTCGTCTTTCTCTGTCTTGAAGCACTATCAGGATATACCACAACACGGTGTTTGGGATATTTATGCTTAATCTCTGCTACCATTTCGTCAGTGTTGGAGCCTGGCATTGATATTTCATCAAAGCACAGCACACCTTCTGGTATCTTACAGAAGATCGCGGCACTCATTGGATCAATGTTAAAGTCCATACCAACCAGTATCTCGTGTATGGGATCTGGTTTGGGCCTGTGCCATATGGTGTGATCACCATAGTTGTAATAGATCTGTCCAGCATAAGTCTCAAATGATGCCTCATACTCTTGCCTGAAAGTCCGCTCATCAAGGTCAGCACGGGCCTGCTCTATCTCTTCTGCGGGCACTTGACCACCTTCTAATGTGGTGAATTGAAATGCGGCCCAGTTTTTAGGATCTATTTTGGCCTGTTGATACAGATCATATGCCCAGTTACCTATGCCCTTGGGTGTGCCTGTGAAGAGGGCTGATCCTCCAGTGTCAGATAAAGTGGGTCGTAAAACTTCATACCAACTCTCTGATTGTATGTCTTGAAATTCATCTAATATGATCATATTCAAG